TGGTCCCGAACTTTACTCAGGGCTCGATGACCAGCCACACTGAAACGACTTCAAAACAAACTGAGACAATAAACTCTATAGACTATGCAACAGGATGGCAATATTCAGTTTCGGGGACAAACGTGTCCAACAACGGGGCAGCACTACTGCCTCCAACATCAACCAACACAGTGACGGTGAATCCTCTGGGAGGAATCGAAGGAACGGTATCAAGTTCAGCAAGCAGTTTGAACTTCAACAATTCAAACTTCACGATTACAAATCCTGGCGCGGCGTTCCAGTTTACAACTACCTATCAAGGTCCTGGTATTACAAACCAGACCATAATTCAAAGGACAACAGAAGTTACAAGCGTAACAGATACCACAAGTGTCTTTACGCAGTAATTGCGTTGCTAGTATCCTCCCCCGTCAGTGCTGCTGATGTGGGAGGTGTTTCTGCGACTGCTAATCCAATCGCAAATAGTTCTGGTAGCGTGACCAACCAAGCCATTCAGGTTTTACAAGGTCCTTATATTACTAACACATATGGTGGTGGGATCAGTTGTCAAGGTCCCACTGCTAATTTCACACCTTACATTACTCATGCTCGTAATGATAAGGATCCATTTGAAACAACTTACTTAGAACCTCAATATGATGCAAGAGACTTTGAAGGAAGATTGGAAGAAGTTAAGAAGAATGTAAAAAACTGGCCTTGGGAAGACTGGTATGATGATAGAACTTATATCAATGCAGAGGGTGATGAAGTAAGAGCATATGAAGATGGCGCAGATATGACCATCACTGTTATGGAGATGCAAGGGGACGGTGTTCCTGATAATCCTGGTGATATTCTCTGGCAAAAACCGGTAAGAACTGGTATGACTAGAAACTACAGCACCAGTATTGGTCTTTCCGCAACACTCTCCTTACCCCTTGATGGTGGATTACAAGAACGTTGTAAGGCAGCAGCAGATACTCAAACTGCTTTGATGCAACAACAACTTGCTAACAAAAGATTGGACTTTGAATTAGCAAGATTAAAAAATTGTGGGGAGTTAATGGCAAAGGGAATTACTTTTCATCCACGTAGTCCCTATGCGAAAGTGTGTGCTGACGTTATGGTTCAAAACGTAACTTACGTCAAACCACACGCTCACACAATTCCACCTATTTCTTCAACGGTCGAACCGACCTCAGTGCCTTCACAGCGTGGTTCCTCTGACGCTGCTCTGCAACCCGTTCCCGCGACGATTGTACCGGGATCTTCTTTCCCCGTAAGGTCGCAACCTTCTTCATTACCTTCTTCACAGTCGGTTTCACAACCTTTAACAAAAGATCAGCAAGAGGTTTTGCGAGCAGTGCAGAGGTCGTCGCTACCACAGCAATTGAGGCGGTAGTAGTAACAGAACCAGCATTGGGAATGTTTGAAATAATCTGATCTGGAATATTGAGATTCTCTGTAACCATCAAACATTCCTTACCAACCATTTCATAACCAGTAATCTTTTTATTGCCCTCTAGGATTTTTCCTACAGGGTTTTTTAATTGCTGTTCTCTAGTAGGACACTCTGGTTTTGGTGCCTCTGATTTTGGAACTGCTGGAGTGTTTGTCTGTGGTGCTTCGGGTGGAGTTGGTGCTTTATATGCAGGTGGTTTTGGTGGTTCTTGTTCTAATTTTAATCTGGTAGGATCATAATCTATCGGTGCATAACTAGGGACGCCAGCATCACATAGCGTCATTACACCTTTATCATCTTCTTCTTTTAGATTAACATTTTCCCGATTGTCTTTATGTGCTTCAACGCATCCAGGAATATTAACAATAGGAGTTCCAATCTCCATAGTAACTGGAGGGAAAATCGGAACTGCTATCGGTGGGTCAGTTGACATCCACCTTGGAACATTTGGAATTGCAACGTCACGTATATTTAAATTATTAAGACGAATATCAGGAATGGGCATTACTCAACTAACGTCCCATGCGCTTTACGAATTTCACGGAGTTCTCCGAAGTTCTTTTGCTTAGTGCCTCCATCATATGCCCAAGCATATCCTTCAGTAATCATCTGTTCGTTCAACGATGTCTCTCCGTCTCCAATATATAACCAACCAAGAAGGCGACCATACTTACCCATACCACCAACCAGTTCAGTTCTAATGACGAGATCGTCGTCTCCATCGATAGCACCTTCTAGTTTTGCTTTCATCCAGTTAGTAGCATCAATACCTAACGCTTTCTCCTCAAGGTCTCTGGTGCGCTTCTCAGGGGTGTCTACGCCCGCTACACGGACTCTTTCCTTCTTATACAGGTCAAACCCTAGATCAATGGTAACGTCGATTGTATCGCCGTCTACGACCCTATTGATTTCAATTACTCGGAAGTTGTAACAAGACTTCCTGCTTGGTGGAACCATTGCTCCCATTACTCTTTCTCCTCTGAAGGTTTAACACTAATCTCGGTCACAACACTACTAAGTGATACTTCAGTAGCACAAGGAGCACCCGTCAGACTATCCTCAGTAAAAGCATGTGCGGGTCTTGCATCTGCTGCTAATGCAATACCAATAATAGTGATCGCAGCTGAAGTGATAGCAGCAGCACCTGCAACCCACATCTCTAACTTGCGAACTCTTTGACGTAGATTGTCCAGGTCTTCCTTTTCGCGGTCAATGCGTTGATGTACCATTTCGATGCGACGAAGAGAATTCTCTAGAGTGCTATCTATTACAGCAATCTTTGTATCCTGTTCTGCATCTTTATTTGTTAGATCGCTCATCGTCCAACTCCTGAAATGCTATATTCATAATTGTATATATGTAATAAGAAACGCCAAAAAGGAGTATCACCAAACTAATGATGACACTCCAAGTAGGATTATTAGGATTTTCTAACGGACGAAGAAATAAATTCATATATTAGCAATCATTAAACACAGAACCAACTTGCGATCCAACAGTCTCTCCCACTTGATTACCAAGAAGAGTTGCCCATCCTGCTGCTAACCATCCAACATAAGGAATGTTCATTACTGCTGGGGCAATTAAACCTGTAGTGATAGCACTACCTGCCATTGCACCTTGACTCCGTGCTCCAGCGTCCGCCACGATGCACTCTACGTCTTTCGCAGACTTTCCCTCAGATGTATTCGCACCTCCCATATTACGGGTTCCTTCCATCGTATATTGGTCAGATCTAAATTCTGTTCGCTGTTCTCTTCCGCCGCCGAACCAACCTCTTTTCTCTTTATCTAAATCTAATGATCTATGTGATTCTAAGATAGCAGGATCGTTTGCTTTATATTCTATTGTATAACCGTCCTTACCTGCTTCTATTTTATAAGAGGAGTATGGTGTGCCGCGTGGGATGTTAATAGTCGGAACCTGAACCCTTTCAGGTTGTCTTCTAATTAAATGTCCCAGCACACCAATATGTGCTACTGCTACGACACTACCAACGGTAATCGCAGTCCATTTGAGGTAAGGTTTCATGTCACATCTTGTATGGTGGTTGATCTGTAACGATTTTGATGGGTCCTTGCTCGACTCTAATGGTCTGAGCAGGTGCTGTTTCCTTTGCGGCAGCAATCAGTCTCTCAAGGTCTGCTTTAGTAATTCCACCAGCGGCACCACCAGCAGCAGCGGCAGCACCACCGTTCTGCATCTTCATTGTTCCGTCACCAGACTTTTTCGCCGTCTGAACCCCGAACGTAGCTAAAACTCCGGTGAAGACGCTGGCTATAAATGTCGGATCGATCTTCTGCTGTGGCAGGTTGGGGATAGTCACATAGTTTAATGTGAGAATACCACCAGACCAAACAAGAATCCCCAAACGAACAAAAGTTGAAAGAATGGCAAGGTGCTCTTCAGAGTCCTCTACCTTTTCTTTCAACTTTCCTAAGGGTCCTTTTGGTTTTTCTTGTTTTACTTCTTCCTTCTTTACTTCTTCAGGCATGAGTCACCAGCAAAGGTAACTCTATTTAGAAATAAAATTATTCTCAACCAACCATTCACGAGTCATAGGTGTGGGTTCATAGTCAGTCCACATAGTCCCAGCAGCACAAGACTCAAGTGCTGCTGCAGTCATGCCCTCAGTATGACCTGCCCAGTATGCTTCTTTTTCCCAGGGGATTGCCTTTGGTTGAGACTTATAAGTATCCTTCGCAATCGCTTGATACATCTTGGGAACATCTTCTTGGTCGTGAATAATAGCAATGAAGTTGTTCTCGATGGTCCCCGCCATACAGTCTTGAGCAGCGTGCCATCCTTCATGTCGCATCACTGCCATCATAGTACCAGGGCGATGCATATGGACAACGTTCAGAAAGAAGTTGTTACCCACAGTATGATAGACACCACGATGACCAACTGGGAAGTATCGCATGTCTGCTAGAAAAACCCTAGCTCCGACCTTATTAAGTGATCGGACGAGAGAGTTAAACTCATCAGCAACAATACTATAATCAATATCAGCCAGTTCCTCATGTTTGTTGAGGTCAGAAACTGTTTTAAGTTCTTGGACATGATCGGTACACTCTAGGAGCAACATACACCCCTGAGCATGAGGAGTGAAGAACTCATCCTCTGTGATCGGGTCAGCAAGTGCTGGAGCAGACATAGCAGCTGCTGCTAGCAGACTCATAATAATTTTTTTCATATCAGAAAGGCGTAGTTGGAATAGCGCCGCCAGTAGCAGCAGGAAGTTCAGGCAAAGCAGCATCCATCATACCAGGAAGTGCTTCTGCAATTGCCTCTGTTGCCGCTTTAGCGACACGCTCTTTGACGCTCTCAGCGATAGCGTCACGACGGAGATAAACAACTGTTCCTCCACCAATAATACCAGCAGTTCCTACAAATGATAGAACTGCTAATACATTAATTACTTTTTGCATAATATGCCTCGTAGTATTTTACAATCCCACTTGTTGTAGAATTGCCTTGTGAAACCCAATCATGAATACACTCATATATTGACTGGTTTGTATATTTAGGTTCTCCGTTTGATTTCAATACCGAACCAAACTTTTTGAATAGAACGTTTAGACCTTGTGTTCGCACATCCATTCGTTCATCACTATATCTCCAATCAGCGGTGGACATTTTCAGAACCTCCTTGGAAGTTTTCAGATCCACCAAGAGGATTTAGTTGAAGAGTAGTGGATGCACCTTGAGTTGCAATATCATACATTTTTTGATGAATGTCGTCAGGTTCAACAGAAAATTCTTTTTCTCTTTCCTGACGATTCTTTTTAATTTCAGTTTCCATCTCCATGTAATCCATCTGCTTTTCAGACCTTACTGGTGCAGGACCAAACCATTCATCATCCTCTAGGTAAGCAGGAGCAGGAATACCGACGTAAGGAGGACTATCCATTTGAATGCAGTCCACAGTGTTTTCATCAATTGCACATTCAATCTTTTCTTCCTCGATTACCCATGAACCTGTTGCCTCGGGAGAATAAAACATTTGCCCCAGTGTTTCCTTGATTGCCTTAATGATCATGTCTGCCAGTGGTAATGGTAGAAGTTTCCTCTATTATGACACATCGGGTCTTCAGATGCAACTCTATGTCTGAGTTGACTCTGACCTTTAAAGTCAGTTCGATCACCGATGATACTGTATGCCTTCAGTAGGTTTTTACGACCTTCAGAGGACTTAAGTCTATTTACAAGAGCAGGATTTGCTGCTGGTCGCCATTTGGTGAAACCCTCATATTGTCCAGGGGAATACACAACATTAGCGACAGTATTAGGGAAATATGGAGAACGCACACGATTCAAAACAGAGACTGCTACACAGTATTCATCCATAGTTCCCTTTGCTGCTTCGACTTGAATCGTCCTCGCAAGGTGATCATAGTCCATAGCAGTTAATGCTAAAATAGTCGCGAGCATAAAAATAGGGAACATGTCCGATAAACAGTCCCCTATCTTAGTATATTAATTTGTTTTTGTCAAGCGTTAGGGGCATAGACAGGAGTCATAAGACCACCGTCTGGACCGTTGTCATCATCATCAACATTTCCATCAGTCAATAGAGCAGCAAAGATAAACCCTCCTATCATGGAAGTTGCTATGAGTAACATATCGTTCACCACAAACCAGGAATAATCTGACCAGTGGTTGCATAACTACCCATCGCAGCGATCACTCCGATCATTGCTGCCCAACCGTTAATACGTTCTGCTTTTTCATTCATTGTTTTTTTCCTCTAGTGTTTTGTTTGTAATGATGATCTTTTGACCATCGTGACTAAATTGTAACTCATCGTCTGGATGCCACAGTAGCTCTTCATACAAATCGTCGAGTTTCTGGACATCTCTCCATAGTGCATTTGGATCAGGCATATCAATAAAGTGCCTCTTCTTGCTCTGTTTCAATTACACAATCAGATGTGGGATATGCAACACAAGTGAGTACAAACCCTGCATCAAGTTGGTCATCATCCAGGAAAGACTGATCACCCTGGTCTACAGTACCGCTTACAATCTTACCAGCGCAAGAAGAACAAGCACCAGCACGACAGGAGTAATTCATATCAACTCCTTGCTCTTCAGCAGCGTCGAGAATGAACTGATCATCCTCGCAGGTGATTTGTTGTTCACCTTCGGGAGTTTTGAGAGTGATATTAAAAGTCATTAGTAAGTTTCAGAAAGTTGTTCTACAGAATATGCCAACAAAACAAAGAAGGCAATCGATGTAATTGTAAACAGTGTTGAAGTCATTGTCAAGTAGTGCGGTTTACTTCGTAGATAGTAGAGTCACCATAAGTCTTATGGTCCTTGTATCCTACCATACGACCCTTCGTGTTCTGAAGGGCAGGCATGAATACGATGAAGAAGAAAACTCCTGGTGCGCCAATAAAGACGACAGCAACAATGACATAATAAGTCAG